TGGAAAAAATAGATACTAAGATTTTAGAACAGGCGCAGAATTTTTTGGTAACATATACAAAAAGGAATTATACAGAACAAGAGATAAAAGATTTAGGTGGTCACGTTGAGCAAGTAAATGATCTATGGAAATTTCATACTTGGTTCAAATCAAAAGCTGCTATTGTAGCTGCTGCGATTCTTATGATACTTGCCGTGACAACCTTTGGCGAAAAAATACTAAAAGCTATAGAATTTTTGAGTTCACTTGGAGCAGGATAATGGATATATTAGAAAAACTTAATAGAATGTTAGCTGATACTACCTGTCACGCTGCGGGGTCAGTTGATATATCTCAAGGACCGTATGGCAGCAATATAATGGGAATGAGATATCGTAAAAAGAAAAAGAAGGTGAAAGGTGGTGCTGAGTATTCAATGCATGAAGATGGCTTGACAGAAATCATCGGAAAATTTATAAGAAAGCCTAAAAAAATGAGTACTGCGGAGTTATATAAACTTTCTCCTGAGAAACAAGCAGAACGTAAAAAACGTCAAGCTGCATACAGGAAAAAAATGATGCAAAAACAATATGAAGGCACTTATAATAAAGATTTTGGTGTAATGATGGGTGGCATTGGCGGTAAAGTACATGCAGCCAAAAAGAAACCGGGTGGAAATCCAAAGATGACAATGATTGATGATATCAGAGATTTTATAATGAATCAGAATACATGGTTCGAATTCGATGACGCTGGTGATGATTACATTCTATTGACTACACGAGAGAATGGTGATGTTGGAAATGAAACGCCCGGAAAAGCTGATTGGCGAGAAGGGCAACGACTTGGTAAGGCAATAAAACAAAATTTCAAGAACGTCAAATTGAGTCTTGATTATACTGATGAATGGGTAAACCTTGAGGTGTATGTATAATGAATATAAATGAAAAAATAGAAAATTATTTGAATGAAAAAGAAGATGAGGAAGAAGTAAAACTTTCTTCAGAAAACGCTCAGAAAGTTATTTTGTTAGCTCAAATAATGGATATGAAGAAAAAAGCACCCCTTATGAAAAGGGTTGTAGCTAAATCAATGGTCGGTAAACCTATGAGTGATACTGAAAGAGAAGTTCTGAAGGCTATTATGAATAGAGTGTTTAGACCTGAAAAGGGTAAATTCAAACGATTGATGGGTAAATTCTAATGAAATTTGGAAACTATTTATTGGAAGGAACACAAAAGGTTGCGAATACTATACTCGCACAAATAAATGCACAAGACAAATATGCATTGACATCTTGGGGTACTAAAAATAAAGTATCTTCAGAAAGCGGTATTCAGTTTGATGTCAAAGGGTCTAAACATCGAGGTCGGGTTGTTATTGCTCTTGACAAAGGCCGTGATCTCTATAATATAGAGATTGGTAAAGTGGTACCCGGACCTAAATGGAAGTCTATTAAAAAGGTGTCGGGTATTGATGTAGAAAACTTAGTAAAAACATTGGATGGTTTGATAGGATGAGCATAGAAAATAAAATTGATGATTATCTATTAGAGAATGACACCTTTTATATCAAGGAAGATATATACGAATTATTAGAACTTGAGGTATGCTGTTTAGAAGAAGCAAAGAAGAAATGGCCTAAGAAACAGGTCAAAAATCCCGGCATATTAGAAGTTCCTGAAGGCAAGACAGTATCGGAGATGCCAGCATCTTATTTTATCGGATTGGCAAAGAAGAAAGGCAGAGGTGCAATCGTAAAGGCATTGATGAATCTATACAGATGGAATAAAAATAAGAACCCCAAATTATCAGCTTGGGCAAAGAAAACACAAGAAGCAGTATCGGCATCTTTTGAGGCAGCACCAGCATGAAATTCAAAAACTTTTTAGATGAAGAAACAGTTGAGCAACCCGGCCCAATGGTTGATGTAGTGGACACCGGGAAGAAGGGTAAAGAGTTTGAGCGAAAGTTTATGCAAGCGCTCAAAATGATGAAATTAGATTTTGACGAAAATCACTATGCTGGTAGAATGTGGGATTTCAAACCAAAAGGCAAAGGTTGGGAGAAAATAATATCAGATAAGCCTGTAAATGTAAAGGTAGCAGGTACCAAATGGATGTTTGGTACATCAGCACTTTATAAAATGCTACCTTGGGAAAAACTACCTGAAGATTTTGATGCAGATAAGGCAGCAGCAAAAGTAAAACGATTTTTGAACAAGAAGGGTCTAAAAGATATAGTCTACATGAAGCCACTTGATAAAGACATAGAAAAGAGAATCAAGAAGGCTGTTGATAATAAAGATATTGAAGGTCTGAAGAAAATATTTATAAAGAAAAACTTTCAAGTGGCAAAACTTGGCACTACTTATAAAGTAAGGGTATTGAAAAATAAGGAACGTGTAACATCTGTAGCAATAGATCATGGGGGTAAAGTGTTTATGAGAAGTGAAAAACCACGAAATATGAAAGGCACAATGATGGTGAATTTTAGAACACCCAAACCTCAACTAACAAAAGCAAAACATAAACCTGTAATAAAGGAAAGTAGATTAGAGAAAGAATTCATGCAAGAGATTGTAGACATTTTAGATACATCTCCGAGCTTGGCAGTAGCAAAACTCGACATTGTAGCAATGTCAGATGATTACATACAAAAAGGATTACCATTGAGAGCGCAGGTAAAGATGCTGGAAATGTTGAATAAACTGAAAGGAATACTAAAATGAGATTAGAATCACAAATTATTGAAGACAATTTAGTTGAAGGATTTGATGCAATTGAAGAAGCATTGAAGAAAGTTCAAGCTGCTGAATTATATGTCAAGAAGATAAGAAATGCAGCTAAAAAAGAATATGCTGTCAATTATTTGAATTACTTGAAAGGAAAAGGTGATGAACCCGAAAGCGGTAATTTATCTTACATGGCAGCACAGGCAGTTAGAATGCGTCTACAGGAATTGACAGAAGGTTTGATGCTTGAAGCACCCATTCAGGCCAAGGGCTGGACACAAGCATCAGTTTCAAAGTTCGGCAAGACGATTGGTAAAGACCCACAAGAACACGGTTTCTTTGATGCGTGTGTGACACGAATGGAAGGCAAGAAAGGATTTGACGGTGACAAGGCGAAAAGATTTTGCGCTTCAATCAAAGATGCTTCTTATGGATCAGCATTCTGGCGGGGCAAAGCGAAACCTAAAGAGAAAATTGAAAAGGATGTAAAGGCGAAACAATTTCCGAAAGGCAAGCAGTTGAAGAAAAAATAATTATTTCTTTATGGGAACAGCAAGGATAGGTGATGTATGATCTGTTTCCTCATTTTCGTAGTCGTGCATTTCTAATTTTACCCAAAATGTCCTAATGGCATTTCGATATTTATTGACCACTTCTTTTTTGGCACCTTTTGATAGATAGGCATGGAACATCTTATCAAGGGTGCCTTCTTTGTCAAGATACTCCCTCAAGATTTGACAACCCACATCAACATTCGTAGAAATATGAAATAGGTTCCTACCTTTATAGCGCTCTGCATGAATCTTAGGCATAACCTGCATCAATCCCTGCGCCCCGGCACTCGATACTGCCATTGGATTGAAATTACTTTCCTGACGAATAACTGAAAGAATCAATGGGATTGGAAGACCGTATGTGGTACTGGCTTTTTCAACATGTTCCGCTATGATCTTAGCGAGTTGTGGGTCTATTTTAGGATTCAAAACTTTGATGAGTTCATCGGTGGGTGTCTTCAATCCATTTTGTTTGACGTACTTGATCTTCTCAACTTCAACCTCTTTGATCTTTTCAACTGGTACTTCCTTGATAGGTTGATGTTTTATTCGATATGCTAACCAACCATTCAAACATGCCGATAAAACCAAAGCAGCAGCTAATGTCAATGCAGTTGATAATTTGACCTTATTTTTTAAGAATCCCATCATGCGAAAAATTGTAACATATTATTCACAATTTGTAAACTTTACTATTCAAAAAATATGTCCAACGCCATCTCACCTTCTGCATTCAAAATATCAAGTTTGTTCATAGGTTCTAATAAGAAACTGATTTTCTTGATAAAAAACTTATCAATCATTTTTTCATAATCAACCTGCAACCCGGTGTTTATTTCTCTGATCCATCGGTTGAAGGTCAATACATCTATATTCAAACGGTTCCTTTTCAAGTATACCACCTTTGCCTTATTGCCTTCATAAATATCCTCATATTTATTCCATAGATCATATTTACTCAATAATAACCGATAATTATAGACACCTTTTACATGCCAAGGAGTTCCTTTCAACGGTCCTCTGCTGCTGGAAACATACTTGTCAATATTATTCACGGTCATATTGGCTGCGATTTCTTCAGGTGTAACCTTCTTCAATTCACGTTTGTATTTTGAAATAACCTTGACGAGTTCTTTATCTGGTGTGCCTCGCATGATAAGCTCATACACATCTTTTAGCCGAGTTCTGACAGCTTCAGCACTATCAGATCGCACAATCTCTAACCCGGTCACGGCCAACTCGTCACGAGGTGTGCCTTCCTCATTGACCATCCAGTATGCATATTTTTTCTTCTTCACAAACAGCGCACGTTTGGCGATGATCTCTTGCTTGAACTTGATAAAAAAGTCATGCACCTGACTATTATAATCCAGCAATTGGGTTTCCTCATAGGATCGCTTGTTGACATAATCTTCAAGTTGTTTGGCGAATGACAAGATGATCTCAATCTTTTGGGCATCGTCACCGTTTTCCCAATCTTCCATGCCTTGGAAGTAATGACCGAGCCGGATAAACAAAGAGTCGGTATCAATGTACGCCACCATATCATCAACCATGTCTGCATTTTTTTCGAACCACTCATTGACAAATTTTTCACCCATCTTGATTGTATGTCTACCACAAGATGTGATTGCTTCTGCAATGTTGGTGTTTTTATATCGGGAATATGGTACTGCTGTGATTCCAAACATAGCATTGAGAATAATTTTGATAGCCCATTGAAGTGAGAATAACTCCTTTTCACGTTCACGGTATTGAACTTCTCCTGTTTCAACTGCCATGTTACGGTATTCCTTCATCTTAGCCTTGACATCTTTTCGCTTCAAGAAGATTGCCTTCTCGACCTTCGCAAGCTCACCTGTATTCTTTGTTGTAAATATAGAACCACAAGGAGCAATGGCAAACAGCCCACGCTTCAATGCCATGTTGAATTTATCAAGGTCTTTACCCAACATTGTTTTGATGCTTCCCTGTCTTTGTAAATCAAATTCAGGAAATTTTCTTTCTCTGACATACTTAACCATTTGTGCATCTGTGAAGTTCATTATCCGGCCAAAGTAAGTTTCGTTTGACATGTTCAAAGTGATAATTGCCGTAGGATAGCTGGAAATAATATCAATATCAATGATCCACTCGTGCATACCTTTCATCGGTTCTTTTACATGAGCAGCAGTAAAACTTCTTTGACTACCACCTGCCAAATGAGGAGCGCACAGGTTGTTACGCCTGAAGTGAGTCAGCAATGCACCCTCAATCAATTGGGTCATTGATTGATAAAACTTCATCGGGCATTTGGTTAGCAATGACAAGGCTTGAATCAATCGGATGTAACCCTTATGATCTTCGAGTTCATCAACCCGCTTGACATCAGTAACATTATATTTGACATACAGATTCCAATCCTTTTCGGCAAGCTCTCGAATATCACTATACTGTGAATAATCAACTTTACCCACACCAAGTTCATGGTTAGCAACAAAGTCAAGTCTATATGATTCGAGCTTGTCCGGGCTGTACCATTTATATGCATCTATATAGTCAATGATGTGAACCCCGGCAATATCAATGTTTAGCTCATCGTAACGATGTGACTTCCATGTGTTAACAACTTTGATAGGTGAGAGTTTTTTATAATGCTCTGTATCCTCACCAAATAGATTTTTACATCTGTTGATTATGTAAGGCAAGTCAAAACCATATATATTCCAGCCTGTCAGTACATCGGGTGGACGCTTGAACATGAAGTTTAGAAATCTTATGAGAAGTTCTTCTTCTCTTGGATAGTGTTGGTAAATGATGTCCTCATCACCTGTATATGGTTGACTACCAAATGTAACAACTTTTTTATTTTGTGAATCCATTACCGAAATCAACGATATTGGATCGTTTGCTTTCCAGATGTCAGGAAACCCTTCGCTATTTTTGACCTCGATATCGAGTGAATATATTCTCAATTTTGGAACTTCGAGTTGATCATCTGGAATTTGGTGATACCTTTCTGATAGGAATTGGATTTCTGGTTTGACACCATTTTCAAGAGCAAGATGGTTGTCCTTTGTAAACTCCTTATATTGCTGGTAATTTTGAAATTCTCTTTTGACAACTGGCTCACCGAAAATGGTTTTGATAGGTGAGTCGTTTGTTTTTAGAAAGCAGTATGGTGTCCAATTTTGGACATCGTAAAAGCGCTCTCCTTTGATTTCTTCCCAAAGATGTATTTTTGATGTTCTTGTATTATAAAAGCAATTTACGAAACTCATTCACACACTCCTTGCTGATTCTCCGTCAGCTATTTATAATATTTGGGGCATCGGATTCCCCATGCCGTTTTCCGGGTGGAACATGCCGTATACCCCAAATATCCTTTTTGAGCAATCGGGAACCCTCTGCCGTTTTCCGGGGGTCTAACCGTATTGCTCAATTTTGTCTGGTCGGGTAAGCCATGCCGTTTTCCGGGTCTTTAGTGCCGTACCAGACAAATTACCAATCTAAAGGATTACAAAATACTTTATCAGTAAAATCAGGTTTTTTATCAGGTGTGATTAATTTTACTTCTATTTTTTCTATAGGATCATAACCTGTATTATTTTTGATATCATCCATATATGGATTTATTTTTTCATCTACTTTCGACCAATCAACACGTTCCTGAAGTAAATGAAACAACCTTCTAACTTCTTTACGAAAACCAGATAAAGTTACCTTTCCATAATGTTTTTTATCTGGATCGGTAAATCTTTTACCCCATCGGTGCCAATACAAATCTGATCTTATCTGGTTCGGGTATCCATTTTGATGAAAACCAGCAACCCTTTCAAACTCATCAGTTGTTTTTACCCTTCTAATAAGTGCAGCAATATCAGCTATAATAACTAAATTATATTTTTTATTACTATTACCCAAACAGAGTTGTGTAACTTCATTATAATTATTCAAAGATGGTAACTGTTCCGAAATAAGTTCTGCATAATAGTCTTTCAATGAAATCAACTTATCTGATATTCTGACTCGTGAATTTCTCATAATTTTTAATTGTTCACAAGCATCTTCTCTAATAGCAACCATTGTCTGGTTGATTTCCGTTGTCGGTGGTTTTAGATATAATGTTTTTGATAATTCACGAATACAAAATGCATCAACCGCATCTGTTTTAGGTAAATATCTTTTCTTTTCCTTATCTTCCTTTGAAACCATCTCAACTATACCTATTCCTTTTAAAGTTCTATTCCTTCTAAATTTAGGTGTAGCTCGTGGACTAAATACTCTAATGTCATGTCCAGCATTATAAATCATGTTGGTTACACGTTCTCTCCTACCGGGTAGAAATGATTCATATGTTGATTCTCCATGAAGTAAGTGTGGTTCATATAAATTTGCAAGGAGATGATCAAAATTATCATAATTGATTGCAAACTGTACTGCTTCTTTTTCGTCTTTTGGAAATGGCATTTCATCGGTAACAACATGAAGTCCAAATTTACCACTCCAATCAAAATACAATTTCTTCATATACTTTTCTTCCAATCCTCAAACAGTAACATCATACTATTATTGAATGCGGGTACTGCCTGTATAACTTCTTCATCTCCTCGCAAAAATTGTAAAGCATCTTTGTATAGTTTACAAAAATAAATTTTCTTTTTTGTTTCTATTTTAGGAAGTTTGATCTGCCACAAGTTGAATACTTCATTGGGGTCTTTGGTGGGGTGCTTCTCCCTCATCCATGCAATCACTTTCTCTGATATTTCAGGAGATGGGTTTACATCTGTAGTTGAAGTATACTCACCGCAATAATCCCAATCGGGTATGTCTTCCTGAAGACTTGATGTGGTTATGCCTACGATATGCTGGCCTCTATATTCATAATTCCAAAAACTCAAAAATTCTCTACTGCTCGAAATACGAACCAGCAAAGGAACTAATTTGGGGTCAGGTGAGAAGCACGTTGCCCGGAGTATGAAAGGTAGTCTTGCTCTGCTTTCCCATCCAATATATTCATCTCTTGGTTTTAGATTTACCGTGTCATTCCTGAGTAAGATCACACCAAAAGTCTGGCCTTTGTCAGACACAAGGAAGTTCATGCTCCGGCCACCGTGTATCTGATAGGGTTCGGTGCAGTACTTCTCCCATGAATGATCAACGCACTTCATTATATCCGGCTGGATATTCTGATAGTCAATCTCTATTTTTGGTAATTCTTTATCTTGTAGATAATATTCACTTGCTGTTAGCTTGCTCTGTTCTTGCAGGTTTTCCCTTAGTATCTTTTTTAGACTCATTCTTTTTTACACCACCATAATGGGTAACACCCAATTTTTTTGCAAAGTACTCATTCAATTTGCTTGCTAAGTCTTCAGCATCAAGTTCGTTCATAATCATTTCTTCGCTGCCTTCGCTTGTTTGAAAATTACCAAACCTGATAATCCTGACATAACCGGGCTTACCTTCTTTTGTCAAATCGTCAACTCGTGTACCTTGTTTTCTCATCCTGTACTCCCAAAACCACCTGAACCTCTATCAGTAGAAGAAAGCGCAGCTACTTCCTCGAATTCACATTGCACAACCGGACTAATAATTGCTTGAGCAATACGGTCACCTTCTTTGATTTCAAGATATTCACCTAATCTATTATTGTTTCTTACCATAACCAAAACTTCACCTCGATAATCTTGATCAATTGTACCAACACCGTTTGCAATATAATTTGGATACTTCATTGATAACCCGGAGCGCTGCCGTACTTGCATTTCAAAACCGGGTGGTATTTCAACTGCAATACCTGTATGAATAAATCTCATTTCACCCGGCATGATAATCATATGATCACATGCATGTAAATCAAATGCTACCGAACCAGCAGTTGCATATTTAGGAGTTTTTGCATTAGGTAATGTTTTTTGAATTCTTATTTTCATCGTCTTCTCCTACGTCTGTTATTGTTTTCTTGCGGTGCGGGTGCGGTGAATGGATTTCGTGCATCACCTGTCTGCTCTGCATCGTCCAGCCACATTTGCTGTTCTACTTCATCGTACATTTTCAAAGTTCGGCTGTCATAATAACAACGCCAAATATCACCAACCCGACCACCGAGTCTGTTCTTTACCAATTTATTATGAAGCTCTGATTCATAAACCAACTTGTCTTCATTCACTCCAATGATTGACATGAAATCTGCGGTTGCCGGAACTCCGAGCGATTCAGCAATGAACGTGAAGTCTAACTCCTCAAAGCCCACAAATGATCCTTCACGGTTTAGCTGACTTACTGACACAACTGGCGCTTCGAACTCAAATGATAATGCCCGGAGTTCTTCGGCCACCGCTTTCACAGAGGAATACATGTTGCCATCCTGTTTTTTCAGTTCGGCTCTCATCAAGTTGATATAATCAACATAGATGATTTCAGGACTTTCCCCTCTGATTGCTAATTCACGGAGATATCTTCGAAAATCGGCTGTCGATGCAGCACCTGTAGGGAACTGCTTGATTTTCAAAGTACCCCGCCCCTGAGTATTCTTTATTTCAACTAATTTATCTATAAGTCTGCGCTTGTTCGATGTCAAATACATCCGGTTGATATCAAGCATTGAATAAATTGCATCAAACCGAGAAGCAAATGCATCTTCAGACATCTCAAGAGTCAGAATAACTACATTGTGACCATGCAATACCTGTCTTGCTGCCCAATTTGCCATCGTATTTGATTTGAAACCATGAATACGAGCGCACAATACAGACAAAGTAAATGGTGGAAATCCACCATTGATAAGCTCATCAAAAGTTGGGTAGTATGTTGGTACTTTCACACTTGATGCATTGAAAATCCTTGTCAATCTTGAACCAAGATCACCAAAATAGTCAAGACCGAGATCAATTTTCAAATCTTTACTGAGTGCATCTTCAATTCTGGCTCTGACCGTTTGTATGTCTTCACCAGTATCAATGATCCTAATAGAATCGACCATAGCTTTTTTGATTGCTTGGTCTTTGAGATATTTGTTTGAAGCATCAATTAGAAAATCATATTGCTGTGATATATCAAAGTCAATTTGTTCGACTTCTGTATACAACTCCTGAAGATCATTGTCTTCAACCGAGTTGACTACTACATCTTTGGTAGGTAACCTGCGGTATTCTTCAAAATATTCTTTGGTAAACTGAAATACTTTACCCACCGTGTCATTTTGAAAATACTCAGGTATAAACGCATTTGATATTAAAATCAGGTAAGTTCTGTCAGTTAGTATTCCTTTGAAAATTAGCTTTTCAAGAAAATCGTCATTTATCTCCAATCATACTCCTACAGAGTGGAGCGCCCATGATGGACCCACACCTGCTTTGCACTTACGAATTTTTTTATCCTTCCTTCAAGTTCTTCAAGTTCTCTCATTTCATGTTTGTGGGAAATTTCGTTTTCCAAATATTCAAGAAGGGGTGTATACTGATTTGGATTGAACAGTTTCGCATTTGTATTTTTTATAATGGCACTTGCTGCCCATTTGATTTCCTTCATATCCAATTTAGGTCTTCTGTTCGAACGGTAATCATAAATCCCTTCGAGTCGCCCCATAATAAAGTCAACTTTAGATCGTCTAATGATAACTTGAAGTTTCATCGTGATACCCTTTCTCAACTATTTTGATTATTATACCACAAATTTACGTTATTGTAAACACACCTTCGATTTTATTATTCTTACAGGTTTGAGCGAACATTCATTTAATGCCAATTGAATTTTAGTTTTATCATCCTTCATTTTTTCCAGTTTATTATCAACCGCCATGTGTATAGCACGGTCCATGAACTCATCACAATTTTTTCCAATCCAGTTATATAGATTTTTAGATGTGGTCACCGCAAGGTATCCGTGAATCCATGTATATAACCGTGTCATTCCTTTCACCAAATCCATTCCTGTAACCTTATATTTTTTACCATCAACCACAATTCCCATCGGCCACCGGGTTTCAACATATTTTTGCCATTTAGGACCGACATATTGATTCCGGGTCAATGAACCATATGGTTCATATTTCATAGGAAATAGAAATAATGACCTGCCCTGTCTATCTACAA